TGGCGCCCGTTGGGCCGGCTGCAAGCTATTGGCAATTCGAGAACGGAAGGCTCGCCGGCATCAACGGCGTCTTGACGCACAAGGCTTCGGCTAAACACGCACAGCGCGTTTGCGACACTCTAGCCGTTAAGCCGGAGCGGATGGCCGTTTGGGAACGAATGGCGGATGACGATGTGTTGGGGGCAGCTTTCGCACGGCTACTGATGTACACAGACCCATACCGCCTGCCGGGGTCTACGCAGGAAGGCTGGGAGCTGTACCAGCGCGTATGGCGTCCGGGTAAGCCCCATCCACAGACTTGGGCCGCAGCTTACGCCTTCGCGCTGGACCAGTATTCGTGATTAGCCCTTTCAACTACGGCTGGGCGGCGTTAGGGGTTGTCGCGCTGTCGATCGGGTCGTGGGTTTTCGGATACAACCACGGGGCTTCGACAACAGCCGATCGGCTAAACCTGGCCGCAGCGGAAGCGATCTCAGTAAACGTCGACGCGGTTAACCAACACCTGATCGAGTCCCGCGCCGAGACGGAACGGATTCGGGCTGAATATCTGGATTACAAAACGGGTAAAGAGAATGAAACGTCTGAGCTTGAGCGTGCTTTTGCTACTGGCGCTAAGCGGTTGCTCGTCAAAGCCACCTGCCCCGACCCAGTGCGCGCCGCTGGAGCCGTTCCCAGCGGAGCTGGAGAGGGAACCGCAGAACTTACAGAAGCTGCTGAACGAAGTTATATGGCCTTGCGCAGAGGACTCGACCGGCAGTATGCCGAACTGCAGTTCTGCCGGTCGGAATTGAGGAAGCGGTCAGCGCGGTAAGCCATGCTGCTCGAATAGTTCTTCCTGCTCGTCGAGCCAGTACTGGATTGCTGCTTCGAAAAAGACAGATTCGAGAACAGGAACTGAATAGCACTGATCTTCCTTAGCACGAGAGACGGCGTGATCGCCACGCTCGCGCATCTCCGGGCTCAGCTTAAGGTAATAAGGCAGAAGATCCTTTGAGCAAGCTTTTCGCGAAGCCTGCCAGGCTTTCCACTTGAGCTGCACGTCTTCGAAATAGTAGACCTCATCGGCATTGCTGCAGCGCTGGAGACGCGATTCACCCCCGCAGTAATTCGCCAAATGCCATTCTTCGAATTGCCGACGCATCAAATCACTCACAGTAATACTCCCCTTCTTCAGTTGCATTTTGCGCCGCTGCTGTCGCCTGGCAGATAGTCATGGCGTCTTGCGTGAAATACGCGGCCACGGGTTCCGGTTGGCAGATCGGGCAGTTCAGAACGTAAAGCATCGCTAGGATTTTCATTGCTGGGCGTCCAGTTCGTCGCGAAGGTTCTGCAGGGCTTTCTCCGCAGTCGTGCCGAAGTTGAACCAGCATTCCGCTGGCTCGTCGATCGGATTCTGGCCACTGGTAGGACCGACACAACCCCACGCCAAGAAGAACTGGCCGTTAGCCGGATCGCGGACAGCCAGTCCGTATTTCCCGTACATCTCTCGTCGAATAGTCATGACTCTACTCCGTGCGCGATGTCATACGCGACCTTGTAGAGAATTGGATCACCTTCTGTGAGGACTTCGAGCAAAGCGCGTTTCTCGGCCAGGTAGACTTTGGCGAACTCCGGGTCGCGCTCAACGATGCTTCGGCTGTTGCTGATTAGGTCAGCTAGCTTGATCGTCTTAGCTTCGGGCGAAGCCTTGGCCGTATGCGCTAAGTCGATCGCCTTACGCGCTGCGCGGTTCCCGTCTTCCGCTTTGGATACGTCGGTAAGCTGCTCCACGTAGATCGCTACCAGCTCTCCGAAAGCGTCTTGGATCTGCGCAAGCGTAACCTTTGTATCTTCGACCACGTCGTGCAGCAAAGCCGCCATTTGCATCTCGCGGGACACTTCGGGCAGGTTGTCGAGCAAGATATCCAAAACCTCGACAGGATGGCGCCAGTAGTCTTCGCCTGTGTACTTGCGCTTTTGACCCACAGCGTCGTGCGCACCGGCACAGTACGCCAAAGCACACTGGACAATAGGGTGAAGTTCTTTCATTCCGCATCCTCCTTCACAGGTTCGCACTGGTCGACCAGTAGCTTCGCTGCTTGCACGTCGGCGTTTAGCAGGAAGTAAACCGGCTTCGACGATTCGATTTCCACGTCACGCGGCGTCTTATAACCGAAGTAAAGGCCGACACAAACGCATACGCCCCACGCGATAGGGTCGTACCAGTTAACGTTCATGTTGGCGCTCCGTTACCGCCTTCGAGGAAGAAGCATCCGGCAGCGTTGCAGCTATCCACGGTCGAAGCTCCGCACTGTACGCACCCGCTATGCTTACGTGCATGGTCGGCGATCTTTTCGGCCGGGGTTTGGTTATCCATGCCGAGGGCTTCAGAGATGTATTTCACAATCTGCGCAGCGTCTGAACGACTTAAGACGCACGGCGTTACACCTTCGACGCCCTTCCACGTGATGCGTTCGCGGATTGCGTCATACGCTTCAGTGTAAGGGTATCGGCTCATTTGCTTCTCTCCTTGGCCTCTTTCTTAAATCGCCGAAGATCGCGTAAGGCTTCCTCAGCGTCCTGAATACGAAAGCGGTATTCGTCCTGCTCTTCGCGTGAAGGCTGGGCGCCAATCCAAGCTTTCGCCTCGCGAACCGCCCAAGCCAATCGCCATATCTGTTTATCAGTAATCATTGTCGGCCCTCCGTTTTAGATACCCGCAAGCCTATACAACCTTTAGCTTGTAGTCAACCGTTGCTCACGCGCTTTTATAGCGCATTCCGCGTGGTGGGTAACCCACCGACCGTTGTGTTTATGGAAGTGCCCGTCACCTACGGCAACTGGCTTATTGCAGCGGTAGCAAACTCCGGGGTAGCGGTTTCTCATCCGGCGATGCTCCAGTAGCTGCCTTGGTTCTTGCACAATCCTTTTCGCTTGGCGCGTTGCAGGGCACCGGAGATCTTCGAAGACGACAAGAAAACGTTTTTCTCACGAAGGATCTGCCCTTGGAAGTGCAGCAACGTTCCACCCGCGTCTTCGACGCAGTGAAGCACTATGTGCTCCAGAGTCATCGGTTCGTCTAGCCATGGATATTTCATGCTGCGTCCTCTTTCTTGTTCATCGCCCAGTGGCCGAACAGCGCCATAGCGCTGCCGATAACGATTCCGAAGCACACAGCAGGCGCATTGGGCGAAACGTGTAACCAAGCTGCTGCGCTGGCCCCTAGCGCAGTAAGGAACCATGTTGCGGTACGCGATACGGAAAGATCCTTCGCCGGAGGAAAATCACGCTTCTGTAAGCAGTGCGGGCAAAGCCCGTCCTCTATGTCTTCCGGGTTGTCAATACGGCAGTGCCGACAGCCTTTGCAGATGTATTCGATTGCCATTATGACGTTCTCTCCGTGCCGCATTTAGAGCAAAACTCTTTGTCGCTGTGCGCGCTTGCGACCCAACGGTGATCTAGTTCCTCATCTCGGCAAAGCGCCGAATCGGAGCAACTGAGGTTGTAAGCGACCGCCCACGAGATTTTCTGACCCTTAGCGGCGTACCAAGCACCTCGCGCCAGGATCTCTTCTTCGAGCGTGTAGCCGCCCATGCAAAGGCCGTGACTCGCTTGGACGGATAGCCATTCTCGGAACTCTTTTTCGATAGTCATGCCGCTTCTCCTTTCACATGATAGCCACGCTCTTTAAGCGCTTCCATGAGCACGTCCTGCACTTCGCGTTTACTGTGCAGGCGCTCGATAACCACTTCGTCCATCGTCCCCGCCGCCATGATCATGTGCATGAACACGGGGCGCTTGAAGCCGGCCTGGTACTGGCGGGTCGGTCCAATACGTTCGATGAACTGCAGGTAGTTCTCCAACGACCAGCTGTACCCGAAGAACGCCATGATGTTGCTGTGGTACTGCAGTCCGTCCACGCCATGGCCGACAGACGCAGGGTGGGCGAACCACACGCGCCCTTCGCCTTTCTGCGCCCGCTCCAAGCCCCCTTTCTCGGCCAAGTCGATGCCGTCCGGGAATCGCGCTTTCAACCTGGCCAGGTCGGAGCGGAAGTTGTATGCCGTGAGCACAGGCATTCCACCCGCTTCTTCGATGATCTCTTCGAGCGCGTCCAGCTTCTCGTCGTGGATCTTCCCCCACGCATCGCCGCCTTCCAAATACGCCGCGCCATTGCAAATTTGTAATAATTTCATAGACTTGGCCGCAGCGTTCAACGCCTCGATTTGCGCCCCGCCCTCCAGCTCCATGAAGAACTGCTTCTCCATCTGCTTGTACATCACCTTCGCAGCGGGCGGCAGCTCTACCATGATTTTGTTCACGATCGGCTCTTCGAGCGGGAACCAGTCGGCGGCGTCGATCGTGATGCACACGTCACGCAATGCGTCTTGCATTTGCTCTTGCGCGTTGTCGTTTGCCTCTACGCCGAACCCGGTGTGCGAAGCGTGGAACCAGCGTTGCTTAAACGCGTCGAACGTGCGCCCCAGCCGATCGCCCTTGTCCAAAAACCACATTTGCCCCCACAAATCCTGGAGCCCGTTAGGGCTGGGCGTACCTGTAAGCAGGATGATGCGCTTGATCTTGGTGTGTGCTACGCGGGCCAGTGCCTTAGCGCGTTGTGTGCCTTGTCGAAGCCTGAAGCCCTTCAACTTGGTCGATTCGTCCGCTACGACGGTCTTGAAAGGCCACTTGTCACCGAAGTGCTCGACCAGCCAGGGTAGCTGTTCGAAGTTGGTCGTGTAGACCGGCGCCGGGGTGCGCACAGCGGCTTGCCGTTCCTTCAGCGAACCGATGATCGGCACCACGCGCAGGTGCTTCAGGTGGTTCCATTTGCGAACCTCGTTCGGCCAGGTGGTGCGAGCGACACGTAGCGGCGCTACCACGAGAACTGGGTAAACGTCATCCGTAAGGCTAAGGTTCTCCAACGCGGTCAAAGTGGCACCCGTTTTGCCTGTACCGGGAGAACTGAAGACCGCGCAACGCTTCACGCGCTCAATGAAACTGATGATCAGGTCTTGGTATTTGCGGGCGGTGAAGTCAGTTGCCATTCTCAGCAGCCTCTTCGTTCTGCTGCTTGATGCTGCCGGCGACCATGCGATGCCAAGTATCTTTCGCCGAGAAGTCTTCCGGCCACTCGTTGCGTCGATATTGCTCCCGGTACATGCGCTCAGTAGGTTCACGGTGTACCACCACGAAGCCGTTAGCGCGTAGCTCAGCTAGCATGCCCTTGCCTAAAAGTTCTAACGGACTTTTCATTCACGCATCCTCAACCCTGAAGTCCTCAGTCACCCAAATCCGTTCTTTCATGAACAGATTCCCCATCATATTGTCGACCTGCAGCGTGCTATCCAGCCAAACCACTTCGGCACCCGCAGCACGGCGTCTCTCGTGGTCGCGCACCTGAGCTTCCGTAGGCTTTTTGCCGGTCGCTTTCAGCTCAACGAACAACACGCGGCCGCCGAATGTGATCAGCCGATCGGGGACCGAACGTCGCTGAGGCGACACAAATTTTTCACAAAGCGCTCCGATGGAGGCGCAGCGCTTCACAAGGTATGCTTCGATATCGCGTTCTAGCATGGCTCGACCCTCAAGCCCTTCGAGATAAGGGCTTGTCGGCATTCTTCCCGATACGCGACGTTGCTCAACGGACAGTAATCCTCTGCACGTATCGCCGGCAGCTTAACCTCTAGACATTCTCTGGATTCGCGCCATCCCCACCATGCCAAGTCAACGAGTTCGGACTCGTAATCCCCATCTATCGGCGAACCGGGATAATTCAGCCGAGTTAAGCGAATTTTTGGCCAGCGTAACGTTATGGCTGTTTCGAACTCTTCACGCATTTTGTCAGTCATCACAAACCCTCCTCTAGATGTACGCAAGCTTATGCAAGATTCGACTTGTAGTCAACCTTTCCGGTATCGATACGCTTCGAAGCCGGCAGCGGCGAGCGGTAAGCCTTCTGTCCAGTCGCAACCGGCAGACATCAGTTCGGCCAGGTGCTCGTGCGTGTACTCGTCGGTGTCGGGTGCCTCGCTGATGATCTCATCGTGGACGGTCAAGACAATTTCATAACCGGCTTTCTCGATATCCGGCATGCTGGCACCTAGAACATCGCGCGCCACTGCTTGGCAAATGTTTTCGACGATTTTTCCAGAATATGTACGTAACCTTTCCCATTTTCGGGAATACTGGTTTACGCCCATGTAGGTAATTTGCCCGTCGTCTTCAACGCGCGGAGACGGGTAGCACAAATATCGACCGCTCGGAAGCATGACGCGCAGCCAAGCACCATCCCGCCGTACTTTGTGCATACGGCAGGTCAGAGTCACGCCGGGATTTTGGATTGCCGAACGGCAAGCGTTCTCAATCTCTTTCCAGTACGTCACGATGTTCGGGTTACTCTCGCGCCATAGGCGTTTGAAGCTGTCGCACACGATGAACGCGCGATCGCTGAGCCCGTACTGCGATTTCCCCTGGCCGACCTGCCATTTGAGGAAATCCTCGGCCTCATCGAGCGTGGCTTTTGGGATTGAGTCGTAAGCGCCTTCGGCCATCGCTTCAAGGTCAATGCCATAGTTCAAGGCGCCGGTGAGGTATGCGCCTACGCCGCCAGCGTACCCAAGCATAAGTTCTTTCACCTTGCCGATTTGGCGCTGGTCTTTGGTTACCTCACTCGGGTCAACGCCGAAAGCCTTGGCGTAAGCGAGCTTGTACATATCAGCCCCGCGGCCGGCGTCGAATTCAACGAACGCAGTAAGCTTCCACGATTCGCTCGCCAGCCATGCGAGAACGCGGTTCTCAATACCGGCCAAGTCAGCGACGACGAGCTTCTTGCCTTTCGGTGCAATCACCGAACCGCGGGTCGCGCTGCTGCAGGCTTCCATTACTGTAGTCATGCCTTAACACCTCTCGAATGCAACGCCAATTTGATGAGCACATCACGGAACGCCGGGGGAGTTGCATTTGCTTCTCGTTTGGAAAGAGTAGGCTTATTGGCAGCTTTCCCGCGCTGGTCCTGGAACCCAACTTGGTGTGAACCTTTGGGTCTCGACCAGTCGAGTTCGAAAGGAGGATTTACCGAGCTGCTGTAGTAGAGCCGAGTGGCTTTGTTAGCACGGTGGCCGTAGGCGGATTGCCACACCTCACAGACCCATTCGTGTAGTCCGGCCCGTTTCCAGCCTAAGCCTTCTGGCTTTGGTATACCGTAAGTGACAAAAGCTCTCGACTTGGCGGGGTGCTCTAAAACACCCCCGCAGCGAATGACGCTGCACATGGCGGAGGAAAAGCAGCCGCCGTCATTCCCTGGCTTGTTGTGCTCACCGCCCCATCGGGCGTAATTAACTGCCGCCATAGCACCCCAAAGCTGGCAAGGCGGGTGGGCTACTACCGGCAAATCCCCAGCATAGAGCCGTGCATCGCGTTCTTCAGGCCACGCGTCTATTGAAGGGTCTTGCGCGTAGCATCCGTTACCCTGGACAAAAAGTGCAGCAATATTCATACGAGATCCTCGCAATCATGCTTCATAGCTTCGATCCACAATTCGATTTCCCAGTCCTCGATACTAGGCCGGGCGAGGTTCTGGGGCTGCCAATAGCGGCCGGCCCATCGGCCCGTGCGCAAAGCGCCGCAGAACGCCAGAAGGCCGCGAAAGCGGCCATCTCTACTTACGCCGCTCAGAAGGCGTTTGTACTTACTGACCGAGGTCTTCGAAGCGTCCAGGCGGACGCGTAGCAATTCCTTCAACTCATTCGGCAAGTCAGGGTCTTCAAGTGCCCGTTCCACCGTGCTGCCTTTCAAATCGGCAAGCTGAATGCCATACGCCTCAAGGATGTGCTCCAGCATCCTGTCGCGCTGCGTGGCCACCGTAACCTGGCCGTCCGTCATCCCGACTGCCTGCCGCGCCAACTCCTTCTGAGCCCGGTCCGAAGCGCGAATGGCTCCGTGCGCAAGGTCAAGGTCCATCAGCACGCCGCGCTCGTTGATCTTCTGGTCGAGGTGCCAGAGTTCCAGTTCAGCGCCGCGGTAGTTCCATCGGGGCAGTTTTTTGTAGATCTCGCGCATCGCTTCGATGTCAAGACCGCCGTAGTCTCGGAACTTTTGCCATTCTACCGGGTGCGTTTCTCTCGTGGCCCGGCGTATTTTGCGACCCTTCGGTTGAGGTTTGCAGAATAGGTTAATCCAGGCTTTACCTTCCTTGTCTTTGGCCTTATCTGTAGGCACCCCGAGAATTCCGCAGAGTGTACCAAGCGCACCAGGGAGAGAATGCGCCATGGCACACACCATCGTATCGAAGACTCTCTCGACAGGAATATCAAGACCGGTGGCGTGCCGTATAACAGTTCGGTCAAAAGCCGAGTTGTGAATGACCACTTCATAGATCTCGTCCTCGATCAGTGCGAGCAAGTCACTGATGTCTTCATCCCCGTCGCGAATCTCGACAGGCCCATCGCCGACCGCCCACTGCCACATGATGATCTCGGCGCCTTCTGCATAACGGTGCGTCCCGTTGTTGATGGGCGTTTCACAGAAGGTCTCCGTGTCCAGGTAGAGCGGTATTTTTTCGAGGTTCATTTGCAAAGGCTCAGAGCTTGGTCTTCGGTGAAGCCTTCCGCTACCAAGGCCTGGTACTTAGATCGGAGGACTTTCGCGTTCAGGAGGTTGAATTCGAGTAACGTGTCGAGATTCCGTTTTAGCATCTCCAACTGGGCGCGATTCTCGTCGAGAGGTTGGGTAAGCAGCGTTATATTGTCTTTCATAATTCCAACCCCAAATGGCGCCGGAGGATTTCGACGTTCTCTTCGAGATCCGCGATGCGCTGTTTGCTTTTCTTGAGTGGCCGCGAATTGGCTTTTACACGTTCAAGCTCAACGCGTGTACGCCGCAGCTCTTCAACGGTTCTATCGCCGTTCGTACTTTGCGTATCGAGCATGCGCTCCAGCCACTTTATGTACGACAAGGTGCAGTCAGCGTCAGTCGGACCCATGGGCAACATACCGCGCTTGTCGTGGGCGTCACGCACGTACCGGTCGACGTGCGTCCAGGTAATTTGCTCGCTCATTGCGCTGGTCTCCATTTAACGATGTCGCCGTTAGAGCCGTTGTGCTCCCAGCGTAAGCCTTCAGCCGTTCCGGTATCGGAATCTCCTTCCGAAGGCCAGCCCCGCATTATGTAATCCACCTTACCAGCGGGTCGCATAGTCTCGTCACCGTTCCACGCATACCAGCCTTCCGCGTCACGGGGGCCGTAGGGGTCTGTTTCTTCGGCGAGTTCCAATGCCGCTTTGGACAACTCACTTACCGCACGGAGTTGCGCCTCAGTAGGCTTTGGTAAGATGGGAGAAAGAATAGAACGCCTTGCACGTTGCTCAATAGCGACCAAACGCTGGCCGTAGAATACGATCTTCTCTGCGTCGTACAGACCGTCGTCGTATCCTTTCTTAGATCGGCCAAGGCGAGCAGCAGCGCGGCGCCAAATGGCTTTTAGGACGTTGCCTTCGTTAAAGTCGAGCTTCAGCGCCTCGATGATGTCTTGGCACTCCGCAGTATACGGATCGCTTTCCTCGTTGATCGGATCGTTAACGTCAATAGCGTAGTAGCTGACGCTCGATCCGGTGTATTCGCGCTGGTCGCTCATTTGCACAGCTCCTTGATCGCTTCGGTGGCCCAGCCAGCTTGGATGCCGGCGCGCGTGCAGTCGGATTTCATAGAGCGCTCCACGACAATCGCGGAGAACACCCCAAGCAAAGAGACGGTGACGCAGATAGCGATAATTTTCATTTCCTTTTCCTCATAATTCTGCAAAGCCCATAAGAAACTGCGATTGACAGCAAGATCCAGCCGCCAGCGAAGTAGAGAACTGCTTCTAACATGGCAGCCAACCGAGTAACGACATGATGGCGATCGCCCATCCTGCGCAGGCAATCCAGCGGTAAGCGCACAGGTATTTGCGCGTGGTGCGATGTTGTCGGCGCTCTACGCCCAGTTCGACGGTAAGCCGATCGCATTCGAGACGGTAAGCCGATCGCATTCGAGACGGTAGAAGTCCTCTACGGCCAGTTGGCGGGTTTTGTTGTTCATGATTTCGTTACCCTGTAGTAGGTGGTTGGAGAGATGCCTAGACGACCGCAAACCTGCGCGATGGTCACTCCTTCTTTCCTTAGCACGGCTATCTGTGCGGCCAATCGACGTGGGTTTATCCGGCGAGGCCCTTTAGGTCTGATCTTCACACCGTTTACTTTCAGCCGGTATTGAACCGCGGTCGCGCTTATCCCGTACTCGACCGACAAGGAGTAGATGGTGGCGCCAGCTTCGTAGGAGGCGCAGAGGTTCTGGATCTGCTCATCGGAAAAAGGAATGTGCATATTTCCTTTTAGCATCTTGCGCATTTCGCGGGAGTTCATCCTGCCGATGCGCTCGACCTTCGTCCACAGGTCGGGTCGGCGCCGCTTTAGCTGGTAGCGCAACGCGTAGCCACTAAACCCAACTTGCGCAGCGGAAGACTTGTGTGTAACGCCCTCTATCCGAAGCTCTGCATAACGCTCTACGTCGGCGTCTGTTATCTCTCTCCGGGGTTTTCGGATTTGCGTCTTCCGGGAATACTTCTGGAACGTGAGCTGCAGTCCGCGGGCCTTCATAGCGCGTTTAAAGCAGCTCGAATCCGCATATCCCGTTTCCCTGGCCGCTTGAGTGACAGTGTGCGTGGCCGACATGCGGATACAAGCTTCACGAAATG